GAAGAAGCGGCTGTAACCGAGGAAGTGACAACAAATGCCAATAGTGGAGAAACAAACGATATTAACGAAGAAGAATGAAAGCAAGCATGAGATAAGAACTGACCCTGATGACCCTGAACAGGTCATGGAGGTATGGATTCGTGAAATCTCATTCTTGGATATTCAGAAAGCCGCTCAGTCCATGTTCCAAATGAAAGGACAGGAAATAGAACTAGACCTAGAAGGATACTGGTCGTACGCTCTGAGCAATTGGGTAGTGAGAACTAACCCTGAACTTACATCTCAAGAGTTACAGCAACTCAACGCATACGTAGGACAAAACATCGCAGCCCTACTTCCCAAACCTGACGAAATGGCGGAGGCGATGCAAGGGGGTTTTACGAAAGCGAACAGTTGAAGATAAATGATTTCCTAAAGAAGAAGCATATAGAAACAGCAGACGATTTAGGATTTCAACTTCAACTGTTCGCCTACACCGTAGCGAAACACTACGGTATATCCTTACGAGAGGTGTATATGATGGAAGAGTCCATGTTCAAGCAGTCTCTCGCATGGGCTATGGCGGTAGAGCAAGAGCGAGAAGAGGAAGAGAAGAAGGAGCGTCTGAGAAACAACTCAGAGAGTAACGACACTGTTGACTTCGACTACACGTTCCTTGAGATGGAGGACTTCTGATGGCAATAGGCGCATTACTCACCAGCATGGCGACACTCACGTCATCCCTAGGCGCAGTAGGCGGCCTCATGAGTAGTCTAGGCGGTATAGCAGCCACGGCAGGAAGCGCATTGGCTGGTGCAATGGCGTCCGCTGCTACCAAAGCGATAGAGGTTTTTGGTAAGTTTACAGAGTGGGCCAAAGAGAATATATGGCCTATGTTAGAACCTTTAGTAGATGCTGCTATACGAGTAGGCAAGTTCATCGGAAATATATTCCTCGGTGCCTTCGGCATAGCGAAAACGGCATTCACGGATATAGTCATCCCGATATTCAAAATCTTCAAAGATACTCTAAAAGCAATCATACAGATATTCACAGGTGATTTCAAAGGGGCTTTCAAGACAATCGAGAGTACCATCAAAAGCAATCTCATACCTCTCATAAAGACTCTAATGGGGATACCCGGAAAGATACTGAAGTTTGGCATCAACATAGGCGAGAAAGCGATAAAGGGAATCTTCAAGACAGCAAAATCAACAGTTAGTAAGGTAGTCGGCTTCATAAAGAAAGCATTCGCACCAGTCGGCAACTTCATCTCAAAGATATTTACAACAGCATTCGGTATAATAAAGAAAGCATTCGCACCAATCAAGAAAATAATAAACAAGATAGGTGGAGTATTAGGAAAGGCCAAATCCAAAGTCAAGGGTACTGCATCTGCTATACAAGACGCAAGGCAAAATACCGCTACAACAATTGGGGCGGCGATAAACGGAGGAATGAACACCTCAGTGAATATGACATTGAGTCTTGCTGGTATGACTGACAAGAGCGACAAGAGAGCATACGCTAGAGAGATAGGCAATATGATTGAAGACCAAGTAAAAGGGTCATTGGGAAGTAATAGGAGCGTGCTCTGATGCCAGTAGGTACACCGATAAGACTCGTACAAGAGAGCCATGATGTCATCGAACTAGATGCCACCAGCATGGTGCTCACCACCAGCAGGAAGGTAGGAGGCTCTGCATTGCCCTTCTCAGGCAGCAGGAGAGTCGGATTCGACCTCAACGTTAACTCCGCAATGATAAACATACAAGGAATAATTGTAGATGACCAAATAGCAAAAGGCTCAGAGGCAGCATCTATGACTGTCAATTTTGGCTCGCAACATGGACTCTCCGATACTTGGGCGACAAAAGAAAACATAGACTACTTGCTTGAGGCAGAGACTCCAGCCATGATACTAAAGGACTTCAATGGTAATGAAAGGAGCATTCTGTTTGTAGCAGGTAGCGGCCTCGCAGGAGGAGTGAAGGCGCTATACAACTCATCTCTCAATCCAAGCAAGATTCAGATAGACTCTAGTGGTAACTTCGCAGTAGACCTAGCGACAGCAGTAGCAGCATACATCACTGGTGAGTTATCGTCATACTTCACTGCAACATCAGTATCCGGTCTAAACCGTAATGCGGGCACTAATAACGCTGACGCAGTTCAAAACTGCGCAGTCAAAATACAGCATGTGGTGAAGGGTACTGCTCCCAATGGGACAACTATTAGATTTAGTCGATACGGAGGCAACGCAGCACGATTCGAAATTCCCCAAACTCAAACTTTCGGTGGTGGTGCTAACGAGACCAAGAAGTCAGCAGGTGACAAGGTGCAAGACCTATACGGCATCGTGAACAACAGCAAGACGCAAGCGGGAAGAGCCGTGCAAGCAGGTGCAGCAGCCGCTCTCGGTATAGCCGGGTTGATAGTTGCTGCACCTATCGCAGCGGGTGCTGGTGTTGGTGCTGCCGTTACTGGTGCTGCTACTGGCGGCACTGCCTTTGCTGCTGGTGCTGGTGCAGCAGGAGGGTTTCTGACTAATGCTGTACTTGCTCGCAACAAAGAAGACTACATCATCGGTCTTCAGATACCTTATAATTCCATGCTCAAAGCCGAAGATGGCACTCAGTACAGCGCTATGAACTTCTTCATGCCCACTGGATTGGGTCACTCCTCTTCCAATAAAGGCTCGGAGGGAGCACGGCCAGCAGGAACGAAGTTCTCACACGCCAGTGAAGACAGAACTGGAATCCAAGGCTCTATTCAGAAACTTGATATCACATACGATGCAGGAGAGACTGCGTATAACTTCAACATCATATTCGCACCAATAGACAACATCCTGTGATATCATGACGGCAATAGGCAACACTAACCACGCATTCTTCTTCGATGGGGTGAGCGACAGCATTCTCATTCCCGAAGGTGCGTTCAAGGCTGTCGGCAAGAAGAACGTCGAGGGTGGTAGTGATGTTAGTCAAATGCTCAGTGACAAGAACTCAGACCCATCTGCAAGCGTAATGAGTGCTAATTATCCCTTCTTAACCTTTGAGGCTTGGATAATGCCCGATTGTGGTGGTACGATAATAGAAAAGGCTGGGCAGTTCAAACTATCAGTAGGCAGTATAGATACTCCCGGCCCAGCAACATTCAGAGTCACATTGAATGACAACGGAAACAGGCAGACTCATGAGATATCCAGCGCAGTAGATGTAACCGGTGGTAATAGGTACGATGGTACTGTCTTCCCCCGCTCTACCTTTGGTGGGATTCACGATTCCTATAATCGATTCGATACTACCAACTACGGACTTGCGACAGACCTAAATAGGAATCACAGGGAATTGCTTCACGTAGTTGCCACAGTTCGGTCTAAATCCATAGAACTCTATATCAACGCCGCCTTGGTAGCCAAAAAGACTCTTAACTCTACGCTGGGGTTAGTTCAATCTAATTCCAACACCTACATTGGAGGCAAAGGCGGTGAGTTCCGTGGAGTGATGGAGGCTGTACACATTGCTGCTGGTTTCAAGAATACCCTCACGAACAACAACTGTCCACTAGCAGGTGACGACACCATCCTGCTATACAGATTCGAAGAACCAATAGCACCCGTAGAAAAGGAGTATACCTTCACTACTCTGACTGGTGGTTATGATACCAATACACTCAGTACCATGACTCTCACTACGGCAGATGCTAAGGAGTTAGCAAAGAAACTTACTGGGAACACAGTTACCACAGGTACGATTGACTTCGCTGTATCTCCTTACAGTTCAGGCTCTTACGAAATATACGATGCATCGACTGGTACAAACGTCAATAGAACTGTGGCTCATTTGCCTTACAACCTATTAATAAATCCCGGAAGTATAGACAGGAAGACCAAGAAGCCCAATACCACTCCACCTGAGAGAGTAAGATTACATTCAATCGATGTCGCTACTGGTATACTTACCGTATCCAGCATACACCTAGACCATACCGTAGATACCAACAGTGGACTAGTCGGTGTCATAAACAAGACTAGAACTACCGATTCAGACGATTACTTCGTTGTCATAGGTGCAGACCTACTCATAGATAACAGGTCAGGGAAGGTATACCAACCGCCTCATTACAATACTCAAATCATAGATAGAACAGGGCAGATGGTCATAGACGAAAGCGGTTTTGACAATCACGGTTTCGTATTCTCTTCTAGAATGTCAACCACAGACGTCGACACCAAGAACCCCTTTGCAGTGACTTGGCCTCTTGAGGACAATGACGGATGGAAGATAGGACATAGCGGTAGACATGCTCTCAATCACGTAGATGGCCATTCGTTCCTAACCATATTACCCAAAGCATCCGATGAGATTGTGCATCAGAGAGGAAATGGTAGAGCAGAACTTATTGATTTGGTTTATGATGAAATGCAAGATGGTGTAGACCAGCAGATAGCAGTCAACAGTAAGATAGACATCTATCGAGACTTCGACCAGTTAGAACTGAATAAAGTAGTCAACACATCAACTGTGACATCTGCGATTAACTCCCTTCAGAATACCAGCAATCCACCTGCTGGCAAGCGTAAACTGATAGCAATAGGTGGAGACAAGTTTGATTATACTCCATTCCTTCTGAAAGGCCCTACTCCATCACTAGGCGGTAAATATGAATCTACCATAAGAGCACATCATTTGCGACCCTCTACCAAAAGCAGAGTGGCATTGTTGCATGTACCTCAACTGAAGACCACCAATGTGAAGTTCGCACCATACGTCGAGATTCACTACAATGCGATAGACCTGACCGGCGAGAGCATGCATACAATAACCAGTGCTGGCTCTTTCGTATCAGGCAAGCAATATGTCATTGTTAGCGCCGGTAATACCTCCTTCACTGGTATAGGTGCAGCAGACAATAATGTAGGTACTATATTCACAGCCACTGGAACTGGTAGCGGTAGTGGTACAGCAAGAAGATACCAGCCTTTGTTGATGGTTGAGAAGACTGTCCCAGCATCGGACGCCGCAACAGGAGGAGGGTCATATGTATATGACGCTATTGTAAATTCATTAGCGTCAGGCAAAACTCTGTATTCTGCTGGAGGAGTTATAGAGGCTTTCACTGGAGACCAAATACTCGCAACGCCTCATTCTATGATAGGAGATAACAGCGAAGGATACGAAGCAGATGTTTCATTAGATGATAGCCTAGTACCAGCGAATTACACGCCTAGAGCAATATCTACTTCATTTAACACTACTCCTAAAGTCATATCAGAGTCATCCAGCACGACAGGAACTCACGAATCCGTATTCAATAGATTGACCATTGACAAGATAATCGCTGCTACTGAACTTGCTGATAAAGTAGATTACGAACGTCTTGAGCCTGAAATAGTAGCATCTTCCCCATCAGCAGGTCAGTTCGATACGGGATTGCCTCAAGTGTCATCGCACGTCCATGAGGTATTTGACATAATAGACAATTTTGAAGTCTTAAGTTCTATATCCAACATTAAAATCATCATACAACCTTCGGATAGAAGGAGGACGAATCAGTTATCCTCTCTCAAATCCAATTTGGAAAACACAGCACCAGTCAATCTAATGACGCCGATGTACCTTCTCAGTAGAGCGAGAGTCAGAGCAGTCAAAGAAAGCGAGGGGGAGAATGCTAGTCTCACTACGATAGAATGTATAGGTTTAGCAGAATCCGCAATCACACGTTCTGTTGGTCTTACTGGTAGTGGAAGCCCCGATTCCCATATAGTCAAGGAAATAGAGCCGAATGCCCCAGTAGTAACAGTTACTCTAGGTGGGCCGGGTCAAGGGGCAAAGGACACAGCGCCAATGAGTCAGATAAGCAGACTAGCGCACGAGTCGTATTCCACTAGAAGAGCATATGCAATTACAGCGACAAGGATGGACATCGATTTCAACGCTGGCAGTGCTGTTCTGTACATAGAGCCTCTAAATAACAAGTCCACCTCTCTTAGCAGTTGGGGTACATACGGATTCCCCAAAGTAGGGAGAATATACCTAGCAGATGGAACTAGTGCCAAATACACTAGCAAGACGGGTAGTACATTCACATTCGCCTCAGCAGCATTAGGCAGCGGAGATTTTGTTGGCAGTAGAGGTAGAGAGTTCATTTCAGTCAATTCCTTACTGAATGCTGCTGGATACATGAAGGGTAGCACTACTGGCACTAATGTGACGGTATATGGTAACTTCACGATATACAGCGAGCCTGACTTCGGGAACAATACCAACTTGGAGAATGGTACTACCATAAATGACAGAATGCATCAGTCTCTAAACGACGTCTCTCATGACTACCAACTAGGTACTCAGTATGCTAGCACTAGAGCATTAGCAGAAATACCAGTATTCTCTAAGCAATTCTTCCATAACAACGTCGGCCCGGACAATGCCTTCAAGATTCATATCGATGCCACTCACACGGCACACACATTCAATCCAAGTCCAGTAGGTCGTAGAATGAAGGATGTTCACCCTGCTGACAGAGAAGCACAATCCGCATACTCATACGCTATCTCTCAGAACAAGCACGTTAAGTCAGCGATATTGGAGTCTTGGGATGATACCAATTTTCGTTTAACGGTCAGCGACCCCAAGATATTTCCAAGCGCAACTACTCACTCAGGAAGCGCGCTTATAGCAGGAGTTAGTCAACATAGATATAGAAGGGTATTCACAGCAGAAGGAGAGTGGGCATGGTACAACAACGACCCGCATACCAGTGGTTATATCCAACTGGTCAATGTTGATTATAACATATCTGAGAACTTCGTATCTAGCCTGAAAGAAGGAATATCCCTCTTCGTTGGTGGCCCAGTAGTCGAGAATGCTACACCCATGGCATCTGATGACCTTACTCCTTCCAGTGATTTTGAGAGCAGAAACGAGTTCTATCACGATGCTGCTAGCGTTAAGACGCAGGGAGGTAACGTCGATTACGGCCTCCGTCAGTACGTGAGCGCAGTCGAGTTCAAGGCAGGGCCTGAGAGCAATCCACATGCAGCACGAGTAGAAACAGGTAGGGCAAGAGGTATAGTACAGGCTCAGACGATAGAGAGCATAGGAATAAACTCAATAGAAAAAGCAATTATAGTCACTTTGAATGAAGAGGACTTCAAGAAGTTCCCCGACTTGGGATACGATACTCTTGCAGCAGCACCAACAGACGAAGGACAGTTGCTTTATGTAGTAGAGCACGATGATAACGGTACGATATACAAGTACCAGTATCACGGCCATCTTAAGAACATAGAAACTGATACGAATATACCGAAGACTAGCATAGTTCTGACGTATTATGACTCGGCTTCCTATCCTAATTCTTTGGATAAAAAGGAAATATATCTTGCTAGAAAAAGTAGAAAAGCCTTACAAGACGTTCTAACTGCTGGACTCATAAACCCGATACACAATCAAGGTAACTCTTCAGCATATAGTAGCGCATTGTATGACGAACTATTTGGTTCTACATATAAAATAGGTACGACAACAACAGTAACAGGCTCTGCTATTACAATTACAACGGCAGCAGGTAAGAGTTTGAATGACCTGCACGGTGGTAATCTCAAGAAGGGCGATTACATTTACTTCTACACTTCCGGTGGTGCTCACGGTGGCACGTTCTACCCAATAGGCACTGTGAGCGATGTAGCAACCGTCAACACGAGCGGAGAACAGGTAGTAACAGTTACAGGTAGAACTAACCAAACACCGAGTGCTGGCACCTATGATGTACGTATCTCAACAGGAGATTACATTGACAAAGATGCAATTCTCAACGCAACTTGGCTGAATCCGTACGCACCGGGCGGATTGCGAAACGGCGATACGGTATGGGCTAACATGTCATACAACAACCCACATGCGGTAGAGGGTCTGTTTGCCAAGAGTAGGGGAGTCTATGACGAGTCTCAAGTGTGGCAAGAGTTCAACGGAGGGGCATCTCAAGTAAATAACAGCCCTAGGGATAGCATTGCCCTAGAGAACTTCCTGATAGGAAACACATGCTTAGAGACGGCTAGAAACTACGTACAGCATATCAATAGAACGATAGAGGAAAATTATCTAGCACTTGGACTCACTATATCTCAAGCACCTACTATTGCTTACATAGACCCATATCTATCCAACGAAGACCATGCTAGGGTTTTGTTGTACGATGTAAAGAATGACAGGGAGTTTGTAGCGTTCCAAGACATACATATGCAAGTGCAGAGCAGTCCCCAAGCCACCCAACTCGGATGGCCGAAGGAAGTCGTCGAGGAGGATGAGGACACATCGAACCCTCTACACTCAATCAACGCCAAGTACAACGGTGCTGGCCCAAGCCCTTGGACTACGCAGATAGACGTAGCAAACGGATTTCCATCGCAAAACCCATACATACGAAGCACACAACAATCCAAGTTCATAGAAAGCGCTTACGCACACGATTTAGCAAATAGACACACCAGCGACCTCATAGACAGCACGACAATAGCGAGTCTATCTCCGGCTCTTCCCACTGATGGTAGAGTGATAGCAGGTAGCAGACTATGGGGTAAGGCTCACGGACACCACGTTCATACTGGTTTTTCCTATGGGGGAATAGTAGATGGATATAAGTCCGGCAATAGCATTACTCCTAGAACTAAGGACGAAGCAGTGCTGTATAGAAAAGCCGATAAACTACACTCATTGAGTAGAATACAGAACACTGAGGCCGACTTTTTCATCGGGAAGTTGATTGATTGGAGAGCCAAGGCCGGCGCTACTACTCATACTATGAGAGACCCATCTACTTTCTTCGACACTCCTGATGGAACGAGAGTCATTCCAGCCTTCCTTTGTCTAAGAGGGATACGCAGTGATACGCTAGACCTCTCATCACACGAGTTCGGCAACGTGAACAAGAGGCCGCAGTGGACAAACATGGATTTCATCAGAAGACTCACCGTAGACATGGGTGAGGTAGCACAGAGGGACGGAGTAACCAACGTTCAGAACGCAGCCGAGGAAGTAGTTAGGCTCATCAACCAGCATGCTGCACTTAATGCTAGAACAGCAGGAGGTTCTGCTCATGACCCATCTCCGTTTTGGCATGTGGACGACAATAACAAGGGTACTCACATGGGATACGTTCGTGCCCATATAGGTAGAGAGGTAGAAGACCTCAATGGAGATAGGGGATTCACCATCGTCATACATAGCACAGTGCCGGGTGCAAGCGGCAGGAACTTCTGTGCATGGTTAGACAACAGCAAGGGTCAGACCACATACCAACCTCAGTTCCTGATAGGTCATGGCGGTAGATGGCGTAACTTTTGGGCGTTGCCCGAAGAAAGCGAGGGTGAAAACATGCATCCAGCGCCAATGCCCCTCAATAAGCACGGTAGGCCATTCGCACCAGTTACCACCTTACAGCAGTACATTAGCACTCAGAGCACTGGCGAGGACGTTAACAGTGTAGCCGATTTTGATGATACCAACCTTCTTAGGGCTACTTCAGAAACGCTAGGGGGCAGTAGCAGAAACACAGCATCGCTTGAATCCCTCGATGTGAAAGGCTCTACCTCTTCACTGGTCAAGGGATTGCGAACTGGTACTAGGGCAATGAGCAGGATAAACTTTGGCGGTTTAGTTGCTGCTGGTATACCGGGCTGGTCTCCTATTGCAGGTACTTATGGTATGGGCAAGCAGAACGAAACCGCCCAATCTCACAGATACGGTACACCTAACCTATCTGCATATTCCTCACATATACCCTCTAGTCAAGCATCCTCTGATTCCATAGGTACAGAGCCGATATACGGATTTAGATTCAAGAATAACATAGGTGCCGAATCAGGCATACGCTTGATTTACAGAAAAATGGGCGACTCAATAGGGAATGACAACACCATACTACCTAACACCATAGAAGATGAAGTGTGTATATTCTTTGATGATAGGTCAGTGTCTGATGGTGGATTTACCATAGGCGCTCACATGCATGGGTCGGGAGATGCCACTGGAAGAAGCACAATAACTGTTGGTACTGCTCATGGGTGGTTTGGTAATGAATGGCGCAGTGTGCCGTCACCTAGTGTGGCAATGGTGATGAATGTCTCTTATAGTTCTAGTAATTCAGCATTGACAATAACAGACGTGGATGGTTACAACAGTGATACCGATAAAGGACTGTCCTATTTAGGATTTCCAAAGGAAAACGGAGTATTCCAAGCAAGCGTACATACAGGAGACGTAGGTAAAGTATACTCATACTCCAAGAGAGTAGATAATGTGTTCTACGGAGTTACACCCTCTATCTCTAGCGGTAATGACTACTTGATATCACCATCCATCAACTGGACTTGCATACTCACAGATGAAGTGATAGCAGCAGCAATGGCGGCAGCGATAAATGCGGGTAATGAAATTAACTCGGATAAAGGTCTTACCTTCGACTGTACCAATATGTATGCCACTGATGGTAGGACATTCGCTGAATGGGGGATAAAACCTGAGTCAATCAAGATAAGAGCGTTCAGCACCAATAGCAATGTTAGACCATTAAGCATGGACTATTCCGCTACTTTACAGAGAGACTTAGGTATCCAAGCCTCCCATTTGGAGTTTGGAGAGTTAGAAAACGCGTATGAGCCAACAGGTACTGAAGATTGGAATTTTGGCATTAATTCCTATTCAGTCGCTGACGCGGACATTGATGCTGGTGAATCGATAGACTGCGGATATATACCTTATAATCTACTAGAGATAAGAACAAAAGCAAGAGGCCCTCATGCTAATACTGCCACACCTATATTAGTAGACTCTCAGAACATCCCAGTTAATACACGTACTTGGATGGAGAACTTGAAAGGCATGAGATTCACTCGTTCCTATGGAGACCATATCCTACCTAAGATAGACAATCCTATGGGTAAATATAGTATATTCCCTTCTGTAGATGCAGGTTCTTTCAGTATAGGTACACAATATCAAATCATAAATCAAAAGTCATATGCTGTTTCGCAAGGTACACCGTATACAGACTTTACTGCCATAGGTGCTACTGATAACCACGCAGGAACGATATTCACAGCCACTGGAGTAGGTAGTGGGCCGGGAACAGCAAGAGAATATCAATGGACTGATAGACGTTTTCTTACTAGCAATAAATCACAAGATGGAGTATTCATACCAGCACAAAGCGGTACTGCTCATGTAAATAGCGCTCACATATCAGTAGGTGAGAAAAAGAAGATATTCTTCAGAAACGATGTATTTGCCACGGTTAGTAGATATGTGACATCTACGGTTTCTTCCGATGCTAGTCTTCTAATATGGGATGACAAATCACAATCCGACAATTGGCCTGAAATACCATTTGTCTCTTCAATGCTAACATGGAGTGAAACGACCGATATTTTCACAGATGCCACTTGCGATTACAACAACGACCCCACGATAACGATGGATAGCACATCCTCATTATTCGTAGGCATGAAGGTCAGTGGTACTGACATACCCAATAATGCTATCATAAACAGCATAACCAACGACACCACGTTTGAACTCAGTCATTCCACCACTGGTGGTAGCAAGACCAATCAGACACTGACTTTCACAGGTTCTACCACAGGTGTTTTGAAACCTATCCCATTAGATAGTGTGATATTTTCCCTATTCGCAGACTCGAAGAGGGCTAGGGAGTTCGCAGGTCTCAGGTCTCTCGGTAGCGTCATGTCAGAACCGATAGTGTACTTCAGAGGAGGTAAGAGCGGAGACGACCACAGCGTACCACTGTTCTTCGGTGGAGGCTTTAGCGGTGTAGTACTAGATGTAAATGATGGTACGCAAAACGATTACTCCTCGTTCTACACTCACCCATACGCCAATGGGCCGATGGGTGTGGCAGGATTACAGAATGCTAGCGAGATATCATCCAGCCATGCCATACTTGATGCGAATGCTATGTTTGCCTTCTTCCCCGGTACAGCACTATGCAACCAGCATCGCGGCAGCATAACACCACCAGCGTTCAACAAGGACAACGTGCTCTCCCCTGACCTTGACAAGGGTGTGACGAAGTATAGCAATCCGGCTGGTAACAACGACCTGACTCACGACCTCATTAAAGCCAAACCAGTACCATTGGTGCTGAGATTTGCGCATCAGACTGCTCGGTACGAAGACCACGTTGATGGTGTGGACATAGACAACAAAACCACCTACCTGATATTCGGGCCGGGACAGGCTTTCCCATTCACCAAGGAAGTATCCACTACTGGTAGTACCTTGTTCGGAAGTACCGTGGGTAGTAACACATTAGAGCCATATCCGGGTAGAGTAGTCACAGTGGGTAATCACTGGGCATCACCGCCACCACCAATGGATACTGCGTTGTATCACACACCTCCTAGCAACTCGAACTACGCTGCTAGGGCTGGTTTTCACTGGAAGGCAATGGTCAACTGGGAGAGTCCCGCTGGATACGCCAACAAGGTAATACTAGCACAGAGACCAGCACATGGTAGGCACTACGGCCAGCAATTCAATGATGATACCCCAACGAACGCATCCAACCTATCTCTGATGTTCCCCCGCTCTCACACTCCTACCATAGGCTTCGGCATAGCAATGGCAGCAGATACCGTGTTCCACATGGATGGGGGCTTCCATCCCGGAGGTCACTGGATGGACAACCAAATCACATTCAACCCACCACATCCAAACAAGGCTACAAGAATCAAGGGAGCAGTAAATCAGAGTGGTGGTGGAGGGCCTCATTGGGAGGCTGCCAAACAAGTACATCCCACTGCATTCAGAGCATCAGGCGTCATGACTGGTAGAATACTTGATTACATCAGCGGTGTGGCTAGCGGAGGTCAGGGAGGTAACGAAACAGATAACGTATCTGTTACAGATGCTAAGATGGAGTACATAGTAGTTGACGGAACTCGATGTCAGAACGGAGAAGAACTCGCCACCGTCGTAGGAGCAGCCATTAACGCATTTCCCGGTGCTGGGGCACTCAAAGCCATGGGTGGTTCACACATGCCATCCATGGGTAACTCAATGCAGCAAGATAGGTATTCTTGGGTCAATCTCGGTGCAGTAGCGACATATGACGTATCGGATACCGCTGGGTATCACATAATGTCGGGAACAGGCTCACCAGCATTCACACAGGCTCAATTGGAGCAGACTCCAGCATCAGGTTGGCTCAGGCTCTACAAGGATGATGGAGGGTCTGACTATGCATGGGTACCTTATCACTCTAGGGAGGTACTCAAAGACAGCAGCAACTGGAAGGTTAAGTTCTACATGGCTCCAAACAGACTCAAGGGGTACAGCAAAGCAGAGAACTCAGCCACATTCACAGCCAACTCATTCCCAACAATAAACAACACTTACGATATCTACGTATGGACTAAAGCCGGTACTATGAGGTTCAACAATGAGAATGCTACTACTAGAGACCATATGTGTCAAGTGCACTTCTCAGGCATAGCAGATGCGATAGATAGGACACGTCCAATAGGCTCTGTTGGATGGCACGGTGAAAGATACTCATATCTCAATAGCCTGAAGATTACGACTAGCGTAACCAAGAACTCATCCACTACGAACACCACTGGATATGCAGCGGGATTAGGCGCTTACCACCCAATGTTAGCATTCTCACCATACGGTACTGCTGGTACGGTAGTGGGACTGCACAGTCACGTACCGGTAGTAACATCGATGTTTGGCAGTCCTGAGAGCACGCCTAGCATAGACGGCATAGGGAACAACCTAGGCACTCACATGAAGAAAGCCAACTTTTACTCACAGTATAACCATACAGCCCCCAGTAAAGGCGGTTGGTCTTCCTATACATACAACTTCAAGGACACGGACGAGACAGGCAACGCCAACCAATGGGCAGACCCATCGAACTACGCCGGTACGCTCCCGGAGGAACTCACTCGACCACAGGGGCTGTACTCTCATGCTTTCATCGTAGTATCGTACAATGCTGAGTCCACTCTGATATGCAAGAGAGATAATGACGGCATCGAGGGTACAGGAGATTGGCTACACATACATGGCCAATCCAGTAATCCAATACACTACGCAGGTACGACTAGGTGGGATGAGAGAATACATGGTGAGGACAGGTTCATCGCACCAGCGAATGCTGGCCCTAACGTAGAGGCGCTCATACTAGACACCACTGCTCTACCTAGCGGTACGCTCACGAACACTAACTGGGCAGATACCACATTCACTCATACACCGGGCACAGGCTCGTACTTTCACTCAGCAGTCACAGGTAGCGATGGTAGCGAAAAGGACAGAAAACTCAAGAACGCAGTGCCGGGTCTCAACAAGATAGGAGACCTGCTATTCGACCTAGACCATTCCGTTGGCTCTGTACTGCTAGAGAGCAATGACGCTGAGAGGAATACATCAGCAGACAAACATAGTGTCGTACACAGCGCATCATACCCAACACCGTACTGGTTAGGTGATGTCAATGGATTCCAAATGTACGAGGACTCCGCAGTGAAGAACTTCTCAGTGGAGAACATAGTATGGAAGAGAATGGATGGAGGCAACTTGTCGCTTCCTACATCCAATGCAAGAGGATTGGGTGCAGTGCCTTGGACTACTAGAATAGCAAGCGGTACAGCATACACCACAGGAGAGAAACTACTAGGTAATGTGAGATTCACATTCGAGACCACGAACGGTGCCATGCTGCCAGTGCTGCAAGCACAGGAACTATCTCATCCCGATTTAATGAGAAAGCATCCCTACAAGGTTAACAACGTGTTAATGATACCCAATGAGGAAGTTCAGTTCAGAGCAATCACCGTTGTAGATGATGCTGGTGAGAAGCACAACATAGAGGGCGGTAGTCCACTGGGAACTGTCATACGTGGTTTCAGAGGGACTGAGAATAGAGCAATCAAGGGTAGAGCACCAGCATTAGCAAACAGTGGAAATACCCCTAATCTCAAGGTAATGCTACCTAATCCTGATTCGATACCGGGTAACATAGTGGTGCGTTCAGGTTTCGACCCACTACAAGCATATCAGAACGAGACTATCGGAAGTGGAGGTATGCACCACCCCGACTTAGGGTCATCATACACCAGTCATCTTTTCAACAACTCAGTTGCTGGCCCTAGAATGTCGCCTACATACGAAGACCACAACTGGGAGAGGATAGACCCAGTAACCTTTGACTCTCAAATCGGAGCATGGAATAACAACAATCCGCTAGACACATCGTATGAACTGCATGATAGGACACTGTTCTTCCATGTGACAAAGATGGGGCATAGCCACACCCACCGATACCCGACTGTGTACACGCATGCCAGTGGTGTGAGAAACTACAACGGTAAAGTAACGTCATGGGACGCTACCAACAGTAACTTGAAGATGACTGTTGGATTGTACCAAAACCCTGTTTTTGACAACAATATCAGCGTCTCTGCTGGTAATGAGATACTAAACTACTCAGGCTTCGGTACAAAGGAAGTTAGTGATAACAGACGATTCATCAGGATGTACGACACTGTGACCGAGGAGGGAGTTGTGATGTCTTATACAAGCACGGGCACATCAGGTGTGGAGCAGAACTGGTTCAAAGGCGTAACAGGAGACATAGAACTAGCAGACTTCTTATCAAAGTATTTCACCTTGAATACAACTAGCGGTGAGTACGAGCCTGATGCTACTGTGAAGGTAGTACCATCATATTACGTACCTGCTGGTAGTACACGGTTCTTTGCTGCAAGGAGAATGCGCGACCACGCGGAGGTCAGTGGTAATTCCCCCGACATGGCTGAGACCCTTTACTTCAACGGAGACTCAGTAGCGTACAATGCTTACAGCAGACCCAAACTAACACCAATGCCGTTCCCAAGAATGGGGCATCACTTCGTCACACCTACTATGCCTATGTTACCCGGACACTGGGCACATCCAGCATATCAGTCGCTATACAAGAGACACCTACTTGACTACGGGATTAGAACTGGATTCAAAGATACCGCATTCTTCGATAACCTGAAGACTCAGACTAACAAGAAAACTAACATAACTAATCTAGCAGACAACATCAACCCGTTAGAGCCTGAGATAAACTTCAGTGCGATAAACGCTGCACCAAGCGGCCCAAGCGACATACACGGAGGTGCATTCTCACTGATGTTTGAAACTGGAGTTAGATACGATGGATACGGTATACTGGCTTCCAGTGGTACTAACGCAGGTGATATTAACAAACTAGGAGGGCATAGTGTGGTTCTTGAGGCAGCGGGTAATTACACATTAGGCAGACACTTCCCTGACCCGGTTGAGGTAGGTGCATATCAGATAGTAATACAGCCAAATGTATTCGATAACCAATTAGTGGGTTATCACAATCACGGTAAATTAACTAGTCAGCAGATAAACACAGTCGTAGCAATAAAGGAAGATGCTACCAAAGGGGGTTTAACGCTCGTATTAGCAAAGGAAGTAGGTGCTGATGTAAGAGGATGCGAGGTATTCGTTAATGAGGTGATGCTGGACATAAACCCCGACCCCGGCAGTCAATTCACAAATATACCTTTATTGATGTCGTATAACCCATTAGGGGTACAATTAACAGAAAGCCCGTCATTTACACGTAGAGGATTCCCATATTCGGCGATGTTCAGTCCTGCTACACCCGGATATACCTTGAATATACCTTGGTGGAGTATATTGCATAAGGAAGACCCATCAGGTAATTCAGGTGCATTTTTGAAAATGTCTCAATATACACCTCACGATTATTATCATATATGTAGAAATACATTTGGAAGTATAGGAAAACAGTTAACAATTAATGGATATACTTCTGCATATATAGATATATACTCAGGTAATATGCAAAGTATCAGTTTAGTACCTAAAACTACCGTGATTAGTTTTGATTCCAGCAGTGGTAGAATACAAATTGACAACTCTAATCTATTTCCTTTGAAAAACTACTATTCCGAGGTAATCGAATATACTGCTAAAAACGGCAATAAGTATTCTAAAGCACTTGTAAACCGCAGTGGAAGCAATTTTGACATAAACAAGGGCGACTATATACAAGTTGCTGGAGGTAGTGATGTGTTTTGGACAAACCTATTCGATGGTGCAGTTCTAAGACTATCCTCAGCATTCAACAATATACCTACTGGTACTATAATTACAGATAAGAGAAGAAGTATATTCGCAAATATATTAGATGATGTCATATTAGGTAATAGGGATACCAACTCAGGATACGTACCCGATGCATTCCTATGCATGTGGCACCATAATCTAGGTAGACCTAATACATACTTCTCGGATAGTAGAACGACATTTGGAGGCAATGCGATAGATAAGAAGGCGTACAATAGCCTACCTGAGCATTTCGAGACCATACACTACCATGATTTCTCATATGCAATAAGCAATGGGCCATTCGACTTCCTCATCAAGACGCCTAGTATCTCTCTGAAAGATGGTACGGCGGTGGCTGGTGACAGCACACACGACGCTGGGGGCACTAATATCATGCTAGCAGGATACTGGCCATGCGGTAGCCGTGGTGGTGCACAGGCCAGCGATTTGGGGTACTACTCCATGGTAGGTACTACATGGAACGCACACGACACATCACAGAGGGCTAACTTTTCATCTGCCACGCAGCACAAGTTCGTAGATAGCGACGATGATGGTAGTTATGCCATCTCTGCTGGAATCACTACAACGACCGCAGATGCTACCGAGAGAAGAGCGTACGGTCACCGTTTCGGTGTACTGCAAGCCACTAACAGACCACGGTACGGTCTATCACCAGCCCGTATGATGTACGAGAATACGGCCAATGTAGAGGGCAAGAACACCACGGACGCGGACAGCGGCCCACTCGTGCAGATGGAGTCCACGGACTGGGAGTGGGGTGGCAATGGTACTAGCAGCAGCACATTCCCAACCACATACGTAGGTGTGATGGAGAGGCAGACCAACTTCGCTGGTATGCTAGGACATGACAAGCAGGAGACTCAGGTGAGGTATAGTGACGGTAGAAGGATGACAAGGCCATTCGGCACACCAGTGCGTACCATACGCAATCCAAGTGCAGTTCGAAGAGACTGGTGGGGAGATGTCAATGGATTAGGCATTACAAGCCTCTCTGTGGCTTCTCAGCACTACTTGGTGGATTGGTGGGGTAATGAGCGTGGAGAGGACGTGAGGCGTGCTCCAGTGCGTGGATTCGGCATCAGACCAGCATGGGACGCAGGTGATGCGTACGAATACGACAGAAGAAATAACAGAAGCCCATATCGTAGGATATGGAACGATGCTAAACCAATCTTCAATCTGAAGGGTCTTGTGAACTTCTCCAATGGTAATGTCAGTATCACCACTGGATACAACATACCACGCTTCGGAGGCACTGACAACGACGAGAATCTAAACAGTACGGATAATGACCTAGTGGATGTATTCGCACCAACACACTCTCTAAGAGTAGGAGACATGGGTAGCGGTAGAGGTATTCGATACCCCACTATGCTCAATGAAGACGTCTTAACTGGTCTATCAGACCCAATAAGCAAGACAGGTATCGTACTCAGCCATAATACGGCAGAGCCGCTTTTCGGTGATGGTTTACTAAGACCTAGAGACGATTTGCTTCAGAATGACGAGGTTAAACGAGGCATCAGCGCTAGGCTAGGCATAGACGACAAAGGACTCATCAAACTCGATGCGGTAGTGAGCGATAGAGTCGAGAAGATAGTGGGTGATACGCCACACAAGTCAGCGATATCTCGTAGTAGCCCTAGAATAGGTCTTGATGCGGAGGTAAGCGAAGACATAGAGCAGAGTCACGTGGTAATTAACACAGAGGCACATAGCCTACACACTGACAGGAACGTGGGTCAGAGAGTCACCTTACTCGGTGCATCTAATCTGCTATCAGGCGCATCAACGCTATCTGATGCAAACTACACCAACATATCCTTCGCAAGGCAGAGTGGAGGGTCATCCCTCAACAGTGCTCACAAGTTCTCACATACTAACATATTCAGGCCGTACGGCGGTTCATACATGCTTGAGTCATTCAATTACGCTGGATATTTTGATGACACAGGATGGGGATTATCCAATCTCACTGGGAGCACCAACACAAGCAACCCCTACCAAGATTCCACTTTCACGAGCAACACTGTCAGGAACAATGAGAGCGACTCGCTCGTACGTTTTCTACTCAGACCGATACGTCTGTTAGATGCTAAGCATGTGGAGGTATTCAGACCACATGATTCATTGCACTCTTCTTCACCACAATACGCTCAGAACTACCTAAGAGCCACATCAGGAGGCAAGTATGGGGTATTCACATATGAAACGCCGGGCGGTAGAGCGGATATAGATAACTTACCTACTGGACGAAGCATACCTGATAGCAATGGCCCATACATACCTATCTTCTCGAATTGGGATGCTGCATTGCAAGTACCCGGTGGGAAAGGCCCTAAATTACCCGGTACGGAAGCAGCGGGCTATGACAGCAACAGCCTCCTATCTACCATAACGACAGCGACTATCACAAACAACACTCTTCAACATCATCGCTCAGACGCACCTAGAAGAAGACAAGCAATTGATACGGATACTGTATCTATGAGAATGGATTATAGGGTTAAACCTAGATTTAGTCAAGCATTGCATGGTAAAGGACACAAAGGAGATATAAACTTCAATACATCAGACCACAGTGGAGATGGTGCATGATGGTAAGAATAACACCTGCTCAAGGTAGTTTTGATACCTCTTTAGTAACCATGGCCACTAAACTAAGAGCGCCTGTATTTGTGGATAACGCATTGCACTATGCGAAAGTAGAGAGTAGTAGCGAGGGTAGCAAGGTTACGATAGAAAACAACAATGCTGAGAACTACGACTTAGCCACTGAGAAAACATATTCCCTTGTAGAAAGCGAGTCCACTGCATATTTGACACATAGGGAGACAGATGGTCATACTTTGAAAAACGCGATATACGGAAGCAAGGGCAAGAATGCGAGCACTCCTCTTCTCTACGGTGCAGTCAATGATGGTAAGAGACTACTAGGTAAAACCACCACTTTAACTGATGAAGGCTTGCGTGTGGAATTAAGAAACATGAAGGGGAAGAGTTTGAGGAGCATAGGATTCAATGACGATGCTGTGAGATTCGGGCAGACAGTAGATGTGGGATTCAGAACCACTGACTTAGCCATGAGACTAGGAGATAGCATAACAGGCTCTATCACATCCGTATCCATAGGCAATCCGCTGAACACGGTCAACAGTTCTCAGAGAAGGCAACACAGCAATGTGTTCCTAGCAGCCAACTTCAACGGGGTCAATCTAATAACATCGCTAAGATACCTATCCAAGCACGACAATGCTATTCCGGTCTTCAATAGGTTCGGTTCGCTCTTACACGTACCTATGTCTTACTTCTCCTCCCTAAGAATACTTGATGCTAATATAAGACTGGGCAACAAGGATACCATTCCAGTGCATGACAGTCAGAACAGAGTATCAGTTAGAGGCAGGAACATAGCCCTTAACGAGGAACTTCTAGTAACTATGGATGATAGGTCTAGGCAACAAGGTAGATTCGACAATGATGTAATAGAGGGTATAACCCCCGTATTTGATGCATCTATCACATCCATGCAACAAGCAAGGAGGGTTGCGAGAAAGATGCTCAAGGCCAATAGTGCTATGGAAGGTAGAATAGAAACAGCAGGACATCCCTCATCATTCGATTTAATGCCGGGAGACATAGTAATGTACGACGGTCAGAAGCATGTCATTATAGAAGCCACCCACAAGATGGCGCGTTCGGTATCGGACTTCGTATTCACTAGCGTGAAGAGTGGTATAGATGGTATACTACAAGGTATATTTGAAACAGGTATTACTGAGTCATCTGTTAGAAACCCGGACATAAATCAGCAGATTACGGAGGAGAACTTTTCCTTCTTTAACACATTCGACATAACCATAGTACCCATGATAACACTCACTAAAGTAGCACAGAATGGTTTTCTTATTGGCCGAAACGGAAATAGAGGTATGATAGGTGGGAATAACAAAGTGCTAGGGTTAAACAAGGGAACGTCGATAACTATGAGAGGGGAATTATAATGCCAGCAAACGACCATTTGAAGAGACTAATGATAGAAACAGTAGCGAATAACATCAACGAGATGGTGATAGGATTTGACGGCACTCCCGCAACCTCGTCCGATGGTGCTGCTGGACGTCCTGCTGTCACCATATCACCAACTGTCAAAATACTCGATAACGCAACACTTTTGGTCGAAGGTACGCTCTCAACAGCCGATTCTTACGATGAAACTTTGAAGGAAGTCTTCGTGCAACTACGTGGTACGAATGGGTTTACACCGATTACTCGACATGTTTTCAGGCCGATTAATAAGAGTGTGAACAATGAAGTCAAGATACAATTAGTAATAGAGGTGCAATAAAATGGCGAATCCATTAAGTGGTAATATTAAGGAAAACCTCACCGATGGTGACTTTCTCTTGTCACCTTCATTGACTAATCTGTATGAAGCAATCCATGGAAATGGAATTATGCTGTACGAGGATGGTGCTACTAGTACATCAGGAAGAAGAAACACACCAGCAGACTTACCGGGTGCGATATCAGCATCGGTTAACGTACTGACAATTAAAGGAGGCTATGCATCCATAGATGGTCTGCTAGTGGACTTTGGCGGTGGCTACGATGCTGGGCATGATGACCCATTGGACTTCTCATTACAACTCAAGTCATCTACCATAGAGGGCGGAGGTACTGAACTCACTAATGCGTCACATACAGCCCTCCTAGTAGTGTATGTATCTACGAATGGTGGTAGTTCGCATATACAGGTCGAGATGGGCACTCCAGTAACAAGTGGATTTCCAATCACTCCTGAAGCATTCCTTAGTGACCCTAAATCTGCACTTTCAAGCAAACAAAGTACTGTGTTAGCAGTTCTCAAAGTAACAAGGGATGCATCTAATGGTACGAATAACGACTTGAATCTTACTGTCGCTAACATATATGACATGCGTACTTTCATCCGTCCTAATGCGCCATTATACATGGCTCCTATGACGAAGGATGATGTCGCAGTCTACACCAACAGAATCAACAAGCACGATTTGCTTGATGGTATGCATGGGGGTAGTAATGAGAATGGCTCTTTCACAGGCTCTAAGTTTGGTGCTCTATGGATGAGCAAGAACGAGGCTGATGAGAGCGTTCTATTCTTCAGCGGTGAACAAGGTAGCGCTAGGTACACTTGGAGACTAGGGCCTAACGCGACCATACTTAACGAAAACATGAATGGTAATCTGACCTTCAAGAAGGATGGTGGTACTCACTTCCTCCTACACGCCGCTGGAGGCACACGACAGTTGAATCCAGTAGGTGATTTTCCAATCAGCCACACGATAAACGTATACAATTACAGTAGCGACTCCTCTGCAATCTCATTCAATGGCTCGAACGACGGGAACAGCGGTGCGAACTCATACACAATAGCAGCGGGTCAGAGCATCATATTCACTTGGGCAGGAAATGCAGGTGGTGCAGATTCAGACAACGGATGGCAACAATCCTTCGTATCAGGAAACATCAACGTAGCAGTAGCCGGAAGCGCAAACGGTCAGATACAGGTCAAGAGCGGCAACAACTTCTCCGCGTCTTCAGACCTTAGTTACTCCTCAAACATACTTACTATAAATGGCAAGGTTTCTATGAACAACCTGCTTGAGAACCCCACTGGTATAGTCTTCAAGAGTTCAGTCACAACCAATCCCGGTTCGCCTTCTGCTAGCACGTTGTGGAGAGATGAGGACGATGACAGGTTGTACTTTGGTTCTACCAAGATTCTGCTCGATGGAGATAGCGTCGGTGCAACCACTATTCTAGGTCTAACAGACACACCGGCCAACTTCACTAGTGCGGCGAACAAGTTCCTGCAAGTCAACAGCACACCTGATGCAATCATATTCGACACAATAGCAAGCGGCGACCTACCGACGAACCTGAACACCATAACCAACATAGGCGCTACCACGCTAGTTGTCAACAATGACCTGACTGTGACTGGTAACTTGACCGTCAGCGGTGACAGCACGACCCTGAACGTGGGTACGATAGAGGTCGAGGACTTGACCATAGAAGTCGGCAAGGGAGCAGGTGGAGATAGTGCTGTCAACGGCGCTGGAATCATCGTCGACTCGTCCGACGGGGACAAGGATTTCCTTTGGAATAACACAACCGATGCTTGGGAATCCAGTGAGCACTTGGTGCAGAAGAGTTCGGGCAAGACAGTGGGGACAAGCGGGAGGAAATGGACTAATGGTTATTTTACATCGCTGGACAGCGGTGCGCTCACCGCCACCACCATCACAGGCAGCAGCACGGTTGCCATAGACACGGATGTGTTGAAAGTAGATGTTGCGAATGACAGAGTGGGAGTTAAGCAAGGTACACCACTAGCAACTTTGCAGATGAAGAGCATAGGATTTGATTACGTTAACGGCTCAGGTGCTCTTAGCAGTTCATCAGCAACCAACGTGAACCTATTCACCAAGACTCAGTTCCGCAGTGCTAAGATAATGGTCGAACTCATCAACAGCACCGACACTAGATACGAGGCTCACGAAGTGTTGCTCACTCATACTGGCAGTGCTGCGTCTGTGACGACGTATGGCTCAGTAAGAAGCGATACAGGCATCGCTGCTGTGACTATTGGCGCGGATATCAGCGGTGATAACGTGAGACTAACACTCACAGCACCGGGCACTCAGAATGGCGACACTTACGCATACAAGATAGGATGGCAAGCATTTGCGATATGAGGATAGAATATGGCAGAAACAGACTTCAAGGTTCAAAAGGGTATCATCGTAAGCGATGGTAATATAGTCGTATCCAATGCAAGCGGTAGCAGTGGCACTGATGCGGTTGTATATGCAAAGGAGTTCAACACCCACGCTAGCAGCACACTGACCTCATCGGGGCTTGACATCAGAGGGAACACGATAGCAGCGACAGCGGACGGCGGTACTGCTAACCTCGACATCAACATAACGCCGAAGGGAACTGGCGAGGTCATCATCTCCACGAGCCTCAATCTGAGTGAAGGAAATATCACCAATGCAGGTGACATAAACGCAGACAGCATAAGCGTCGATGCAGCCGGGACTGGTCTCAACATAGACTTCAGCGGCGCTAACACAACCAAATCCAAGATAACCCTCGGAGACAATCTAGCAGACGCCCTCAACATCAATGAAGGCGGTAATTCCTACATGAAGTTCATCACAACTAATAGCAGCGAGCAGATTGTCTTCGGACAAAACGTAGACATAAATGGTGGCTCGATAGATGGTACAATCATCGGTGCGGCTGCACAAGCAACAGCATCTGTCACTTCCTTGCTCGCTACTAGTCACGCTAGGGTAAACGGAACTGCTAGAGAGACCAACACCCTACTGCAAATCAATGGTGACTACGTAGCATCAGGTGGAAATCTAGGTGGTGGTGGGAGTGCTGCCAGTGCTAATACCAATAAGTACGCAGAGGTGAGGTTATACTCTGACATAGCCAACGACGACCTAGCGGGAATGCATGTAGAGCACATGGGTGGTGTGTTTATTGTAGACAACGCGGAAGAGGCACCCAACACAGGACAAGGAACCATCTACACAGTAGGTAGAAGCGATGCTACGAATGCTGATAGTTGGGGTGTCGGCAGACAAGCAACCACAGGTAACTTCGCAATAGGTTACATAGCGAAGGACTATGATAACGTAGCAGATTCAAGCGAAAATCCAATGCGAACTGGGCAAGCCCGTCTTGAAATCGATACAAGCGGAAATACCACCCTAAATAGAGTCGGTGCATATTTTGCTTTCACAGGGGCAACGAGTGGTGCTGCTGAGAGGGAAATTAGATTTCTAGCATCGTCCAATGCCATTTCTTCAAACAACACTGGTGCTCAGACTTACACTCTACCTACTGATTTCCCCTCCAGTAGTAGTAAGGTGCTGCAATCTACAACTACTGGTACACTTTCTTGGGTAGCGCAAAGCGGTGGAATAGCACTCAGCGACCTGTCTGTAGGCAGCGAGGGTACGCCATCGGGAGATGGTAGCCTAGCCTACAACAACAGCACGGGCGTTTTCACATACACCCCTCCAGTGAATGTCACCGGAAATGCAGCCACGGTCACAGTGGCAGACGAGTCATCAGATACCACATGCTTCCCACTATTCGCAACGGCAGCGAGCGGAAGCCTAGCGCCGAAGACAGGGACTAACCTCACATTCAACTCAGTTAGTGGCCTACTCACTCAGACTGGTGCAAGTAGTGATGCTATCGGTCTAGTATTGAAGAACACAGCATCCGATAATGGTAGTGCTGTAAATGGTCAAGTTCTTAGATTTACCACGAACAGAGCGCTTGGCAGTAATGAGGGAGGTCAGAACAACGATATCTTCGGATATATACAGTGGTACGGCAATGACAGCGCTGGAAACAACCAAAACTTTGGTATGATAAAAGTGAAAGCAGAAGATGTAACTAGCAATTCCGAAAAGGGTTCGATGCAATTCGCAGTGGCCACTTCAGGCAGCAACGGCAGTGTCGAGAACGTGCTGACCATCACAGGCGGTGCAGCGGCAGCGTCCTCCACAGTCACGATAGCCGGTAATCTGCAAGTGGATGGAACGACCACCACAGTCAACTCCACCACCATAGAACTGGATGACAAGAACATAGAACTCGCTAAGGGTCTAGGTAATGATGCTGCTGTAGACGGTGGTGGTATAACCCTAGTATCCAGTCAGGGAAACAAGACATTCAACTGGGTGGACAGCAGCGATGCTTGGACATCATCCGAAAACTTAGAACTAGCAAGTGGTAAGAAGTTGATTATTAATTCTAACGATGTGCTTACTCAAACCACACTCGGCAGTACGGTTCTTAATTCTAGTCTCACTAGCGTCGGGACGATAGCGACTGGCGTTTGGAACGGGACTGCAATCACTGATACCTATGTCGCTAATGACCTGACAATAAGCGGCGGTACGATAGACAACAGCACGATAGGAGTCACAACTGCTACCACAGGGCAGTTCACGCAAGTTGGAGTCGGTACTAGTGCAGATGTGGTATCGGTCATAGAGACTAACGCATTGACAAGTCAGTCTTGGACTGGTGGTACGGCATACATGATAGAGGAGTATCTCTATGCCACTTACAGGACTGTCAAGTATGTAGGACAAGTGAGTGATGGTACTAATGTGGATGCATTCGAGGTTCTAGTAACTTACAAGGGAGCAAGCGAACCTGCTGATAACAACGCTATATTCATGACCACCTATGCATATATCGCTAGTAACAGCGATACTCCATTAGGCACGGTCAGTGCTGCAAAGTCAGGTTCAGGCGGCAGTGGTAAAATACAATTAAAGTTCACACCCACGTCCAGCGGCACGTTCAAGAGCGCTGTCACAGCGACACAGGTAATCAAACAATGATGGAAAGTGAAATCATGGTGAAAAGAATATGGTGGAAAAAGATTTTAAAGTAAGAAAAGGACTGCAAGTAGACGGAACTGGAACATCCAGTATAGCGGGCAGTCTAGGAATAGGTACTACTTCTCCTGCTGAAACCCTTCATGTAAAAGTGGCAAGCGGCGATAGCGGTGCTATTGCTAAGTTTGAGAGAACAAGTAATGCTTCTGTCTTTATTGGTGGCAGTAATGCTTGGGGTAATATATGGACTGATGATACTGTTCTCGCTTTTGGTGTTAGTGGAGACTATTCCACAGATTCAAGCATGGTAATTAATGATGGTAAAGTAGGAATAGGTAATACAAGCCCAAGCGCTTTACTAGATGTAGATGGTGATACTGATATTTCCGGTAATTTATCATTAAATGGTTCTAACAAAGAATTAAGATTTTATGAAGGTGCTAACTATGTAGGGTTTGAAGCCCCTGCTTTATCTGCTAATCAAATATGGGTATTACCTGCCACAGATGGTAGTGCAAACCAAGCCTTAACTACGGATGGTAGTGGTAATTTTCAGTGGTCTAGTGCAAGTAGTCTTGCAGGAATAGGTAGCAACTTATCTCTTGCTAACGGGAGTAACAATCGCATTGTAACTGCGGTAGATGGTAGTAATATAAATGGTGAAGCGACCCTCACATATGATGGAACTAATTTATATGTTCAGTCTTCAACTCCTAGAATATATCTTAGTGATACTGATGAAAGTAGTTCAGATGGAAGTTCGCTCTTAATAACTAAGTCGGCAACAATTTCCTATATTTATGACCGACAAGCAAGCAGTAAATTGTATCTAGGTGCGGCAGATGATTCCGACATATTGGTAATTGATGGTGCAAATGCTAGAGTTGGAATAGGTACTACTTCTCCAACTGAAAAATTACACGTTATTGGAAATATATTGGCTTCTAGTAGTGAAGCGGCAAATACCGCTAAAGATGGTAGGTTAATGTTTGAAACTTATGCAGGTACAAATATATGGACAGGAATTTATGGGTATTCCGCAAATGGATATAATTCTCTTTATCTAGGGGGCGGAACAGGTTCGGGTGAACCTGCTACTACTATTAGATTTCATACAGGAGCAGATGGAACTGAAGCCGCAGGTACAGAAAGAATGCGTATCTTAGAAGATGGTAAAGTTGGAATAGGTACTGATGCTCCCGACTACGAATTAGATGTAGCGGGAGACATCGGTATAAACTCATATCTTCGTCATAATGGAGATTCAGATACTTACATTAAATTTGACATAGATGGAATTAGATTAGTAGCAGGAAATGATTTGGCACTTCACTATGAAGAAGATTCTACGTCAAAACTACATCTATCATATAATGGAGAAGCAGATGTCGAGATAGGAAATGCGGGCGGTACTCCCGATTTCTTCGTTGGTGGTTCACAAGGTTCTTACGATGGTAAAGTAGGAATAGGTACTAATGCTCCCGATACAAACCTTCACGTAAAGGGTGCGGGTGTTCAAAAAATTACTATTGAATCAACAGATAATCAAGCCGGACTTGAATTATTATCCGACTCAACAAATAAATGGGTAATATATTCTCCAAACAGTTC